ATAGTTCAGCCGCATCCGATGTGGTTCAAAAGCCCCCGAAAAATCGGGGGCTTTTTTGTTTTCTGTGTCCGGGGTGGTTCTATGTGGTTCATTGACATTCGGAAGGTGTTGTGAGTAACGCTGTGAGTAGTTTTGGGTGGAAGTGAAAAAGTTACTCGCGAGGCAAGGCTATGGGATTAACAGTAAAGGGAGTTGAAGCGGCAAAATGCAGGGAGAAGCTCTATCGGATTCTTGATTCCGATGGGTTGTATCTGGAGGTGCCGGTGAGCGGGAATAAGCGGTGGCGTTTTCGTTATCGCTATTCAGGAAAATCGAAAATGATTTCTCTGGGGACATATCCGGTCGTGGGATTGAAGCAGGCGCGGGAAGCAAGAGACGATTGTCGGCAGCTTTTGCGGGCCGGAATTGATCCTTCAGAAAAGAATACTCGCGCTGCTCAAAATGCCGAGGCTCTGACATTTGAACAGGTCGGGCGTGAGTGGTTAGACCTTTTTTCAAAGCAGTGGAGCGCAAAGAATATAAAGACCGTGACCGGACGTCTGCAACTGCATGTCTTCCCCGCAATCGGGGCAAAGCCCATCGCAGAGATTGTGCCGCAGGATATCTTACGGATGATTCAGAGTATAGCTGCACGGGGCAGTATTGAGACGGCGCGGCGAGTGCGCGGGACGTGTTCGCAGATATTTCGCTATGCTATTCCGAAAGGGATTGTGGAGCGCGATCCTGCCGGAGACGTGAAAGGTGTGCTGCCGCCGATTACCAAGACGCTTAAGCATCATGCGGCATTGACTGCGCCAAAGCAGGTGGGGGAACTCATGCGGGCGATTGATGGCTTTAAGGGGTCATTGATCGTGAAATATGCTTTGCAGGTAACGGCGTATACTTTTCTTCGCTCAAGCGAGGTTCGAAAGGCGACATGGGCTGAAATTGATTTTGAGTCGGCTGAGTGGCGCATACCGCCGGAGCGCATGAAGGCGAACCGACCGCATGTGGTGCCGCTTGCCAGACAGGTGATAGACGTCCTGCGGCAAGCGCGGCCTCTTGCGCGTGGTTCTCAGGATTTCATTTTTCCGGGTATCCGTTCGGCTGCGCGGCCTCTTTCTGAGAATACGCTCAACGTTGCTTTGCGGCGACTCGGTTACACCAAGGATGAAATGACCGCGCATGGGTTTCGCGGTACGGCGTCCACGCTGCTTTACGAAAACGGCTGGCCCGAGAGTGCTGTAGAGCGGCAGCTTGCACACATCGAGAGCAATCAGGTCCGTGCGGCTTATGACCACGCAAAGCACATGTCCAAGCGGCGTGAGATGATGCAGTGGTATGCCGATTATCTGGACAGGCTGCGTGACGAGACTTAGGCGCACTGGCTTTCCTCGTTTAGACGGTCAATTAGGGCGGCGATGTCCTCAGCTCGCCATGCGGTGATGCGTTCTCCCAGTTTGACAGGCTGGGGGAAATCTCCCTGCTTTACACCTTCCCACCATGTTGTTTTGCTGACCGGGATGAATTTCAAAACGTCGGCAAGACGCATAAAGCCTGTGGCCGGAAGAAGTAGTAAGCTTTTTTCTGTCATTGTGTTCTCCTTATAGAGCGGGCTCCCGGCACCAGTCCCATGAAAGGAACCGAGAGCCCGAGGGGAGGGGAAAATTAGCTATGCGCCACAGTCACAGGGGCCGGGTTTATACGCGGGTCCATTGTGTACTGCACAGTCGGAGCGGTGGATGACCGCTTCGTAAGTGACGTCAAATACGTCCGGCTTGCAGGGGTACAACTCGCCCTTGACGCCTTGAATGATATAATCATCCCAATCAACGCGATGAGAGCCTTCAAGCGTGCCGATCATGAGCCTGTCCGTGCCTGACGAGTGGGGAAAATCTTCCGGCCAGACAGAGCCAGTTTCGTGAGGTTTACTGACCCATGCCTTGTGCAGCCATTCGGGCCACTCCGAATTGTCGTGGCGGCGCTCTTTGGTCATCTGGAACGCTTCAACAATGATAGGCTTTTTGCGATACTGATTCATTCATTCTCTCCTTTGTCTTCATCAGTTGATCACCAAATTTTATCCAGTAAAGTTTCAAGTTTTTTCACAAATATCTTAAATTATTTAAGATTAATTTATACAAAATGCTTGCATTTTGTGTCAGCATTTTGCATACTGTATTTGCGAGAGGGGGATAGGCCCCCAGCAAAACAAACCAAGGGGAAACAAAATGACTTACCGCGAACTGACCACAATGACCGAAGACGAATACGTTGAAGCCTACAACGCTAATCAGACAGACCCCGACGACATCGTCGAAAGCCTTGATGAGGTCCTGGAAGGGTACGCGGGGCAGTACGTCCGCATCGAGCAGGATTTCGAGGATGAAAATGGCGAGTGGCCTGAAACTGCACTGTCATCAACGACAACGGCGAACTCATCCTGATCACCGGCTACGAAGCCTAAAGAAATTTCACCGGGGAGGCTTTGGCCTCCCCAAACCTGCAGGAGCACAGCATGCCGACCATCACCATCCGCAATATCGACGAACCCACCGTCAAGGCCCTCAAGGCCCTCGCCAAAGAGCGCGGCATCCCCTACAACTCCGTAGAGGAGCTGCTCCGGCGGGAGATCGCCACCTTGACCCAGACCGAGGACGCATCCGGTAGCGACCTGCCCATCACTTTGTACATGACCCCGGCGCTGCCGCGTCACTACGTTGCCGAGCGCGAAGACGGCTCCCGCTGGCTGGTTCTGTCCACGACCACCGGCAAGCAGGCGTGGGCGTCGGCCAGTGAATACAAGGGCAATTACGATCTGGAGCGGTTGCCCGCATACATGGCAAAGCTCTACCTGCCCGAGGATTAAATGGCCCGTCGTGCAACCATCATCGGCCAAGCCGAAGACATCTCCGGCGAGGCGTGGGACGTCCGCGAGTCGCGTCCTACGCCTCACGGCTTTGCCGTCCTGCTGGGCTGGCCCCATTCCACGCAACGCGGCCAAGGTGGTGGCGGCGTGCGTGTGATCCTGACGCCAAACCTTGCCGACTACCTCGCCGCTCACTGCCACCATCCAGTAGGCATCGACTTGCCCCTGAGCCGCAATGCGGTCAAACGGCTCCGCAAGATGCTCGATCTCGACTGGACGCTGGACAACGAGCAGTGGTGGCACGACCACAAGGCCGACCTGCTGGCGTCCACACTGGCGGATTTTTGTGAGCGCCACGGCAAAAGTCTCGGCGCGGCCAGCCAGTGGCGTGCGGTGTTTGGTGGCAAGAGGTACAGTCACAGCAAATAATCTCATGAACTATGACTTTTTCAGGAACCGCTCTAAATCGTGGGCGTTGGCACTGCGCCACTTGCCCCAAAAATCGCCCCTGTCTCCTTCGTTGACCTGTCCCTTGCCTTCCCAGACATACAGTCCGGGAGTGCGGCCAAGACCTTCTTCGGCTTCCATGCACATGAGGTCGCCAACCAGATCACCGCCGTCGATCATCTCCCATTTCCAGAAATTCCACTCTCCGGTGTCATCATCACCGCCAGCATGGGCGATAATCATTTGCGTTCCGTCCGCGCCGACTGCTGCCAAGCAGGACAAACCTTCTATTGCTTCAAACATTCGTGCCTCCTGTTGCTGAGTACCCCGCGCTACACGCGGTCCTTTGCTGTCCAGAAACGCCACTTGCCGCCGCGCCTCTTGATCACCATCTTGTTGCCTTCGGGGGTAGCCACCTCTTTGACATGAGCGGAAACATCCTGGACGTAACCCAAGGTGTCAGTGACTTTGTACTTTTTGCCGTCGATTGCTACGGTTGCCATATTCCCTCCGTGAGTATTGCGGATTAGTTGTTCTGCTTGGCGAAATTGATTCCGGCCTGTGTCAGCCGGTCAATTTCAGGCAATGGCTTGATGATCTTTGCCTCTTTGCAATGAGTGCCTTCGATGCCTTCGCCGGGAAGCCATTCACGGACTTCACAAATGTACTTCCCGCCTCGGTATTCCTCTTCCGTTTCTGCTGCGGTAAGTGCCGCCTGCTTCTTCGGGTAGACCCCAACGATATAGCTGTGTCGCTCGGGATCGCCCCATCGAAAGGCATGGACGGTATAGAGATTTTTCTTGCTAGCCATGTCCGTATGCCTCCTGCTGATTCTCGGGCTTTTTTGACTCTGACCGACATCTGTGTCGGTCAGTTGAGTTTACCCTCTGATATTGTTCACTAATCTTTATTGACTGTGTTTTGATTGTCGCCTGATTTTGAATTCAAAGTTGCGTTGCGTTCGGATTCTGGGGCATGGTTGGGACCATGAAAGAACCAAACAAAATAGAACAATTCCTTAGTCGCAAGAAGATGGACTGGTGGGACTTGCAACGCACATGGGAACGCAAAACAAAACGATTCTGGGACTGGTTCCGCCCGGGCTTGTGGCAATTTGCGCTAGGCGTAGCTGTCGGTGTCGCAGCTAATTTCATTTCGGCGTGGCTTATGTAGTCCGATTCCATCATCAACTGCCTATCAATTCGTTTTCCGAAACGTGATTTTGCCGTAGGCCATTTCTGCAACTTCATCGAAGTTGGAAGTGTGTTTCACTTCAATGCCCTGCTCGGACAAAGCCTCCTCAACCCGCTGGCCGAGACAAGGCCCATCGTCGGTGTTGAAAAACTTTCGGTGAGTCTGTGTTTCAAGTCCCGCAATGCGGTAGCAGACGGCCAGCATTGCAAAGGCTTCCTCTTTGGATTGGAAATCAACGGTGATTGAAAACGGCTTGAAATCAGTCATTGCCCACTGTCCCTCCATCGGGCGCGCCGGGCGCATACATGTTGAACAGGATCAGGCCAGCGTCCATGGCTGCGGTCCATCCGAACCAAGGGCAGAAGTCAGCGCCGGAGGACATGGCGGCCACGCCCGCTATCAGGCCGAGCAGGGCACCGTGGGCTATCGCAATTGCTACAGAGCAAAAATGGTCCATTCTAACCTCTCATCATCCGCCGCCTCGGCAGGGCCGTCCCCCTGTCGGGGCCGAGGCTTTGGAATACTAAACCACACGATTTGGTTTTGCCGGTTATAGGGCGGACGGGCCCGGTCCGCACGGTGCGGAAATTTGTCGTGTCCCGGCGGGCCGCTTCCCGCCGGGAGTGGGTGAGGACACAGGTTTAACCGCTTGCCATGGAGGTCCGGCCAAGCGGGGCCGGAAATTTGTCAGGCTGCGCGGCGGTCTTCGCGCGGGACCAGATCGTCCAGCAGGACCGGGTTTTGTTTGTGGAACACCCATACCCGCCATTCGCCGTGCTGATCCTTGAAAGGCTCGGTGCGCGTCCACGTATTGAGCAGCGGCTCGCCGGGGTCCTGCGGAACGAACGTCACGGGCGTGGCCTTTTTCGTGTCAGGAAGGATGCCCGGCTGCTCTACCGGCAGACCAAGGCCGGAACGCAGGTGTCCATAACAAGGGACGTGACGCCATCGAGCGTGAAAAAGCTTCTGGACTCGCCCTGACGCCTGACCCAGCGGTCACCGATCATGATGCGCCAGCGCCCTTCCGGACCGTCCCAGAGTTGGGCGGGGTAGAAGGATATTTTCGGCGTGCCGATTTCCCCCTTAAAGGCGGGGAGAACTGCACACGGCTTGTGCTTGCATGTGGGCATGGCTTCCTCCGTTGTTGGTTGTCGCTTCTGGTGGGGCCGGGTATGGGAGGCCCGGCCCGCAGGGAAGGAGTGCGTCGGCTTCCCCGCACTGGGCAGGGTGCGGAGAAGACCAGAAACGGCAACCCTTTACTTTGGTTCCTGTTTCCTGATATCGGGATTTGAAAGGAGTGACCTATGAAACGATTTTCTCAGGCAGTGCTTCTTCTGCTCGCGCTCGGATTGCTGGCCGGGTGTGCGAGTAAGCAGGAGCAGATTGACGTGTGCCAAGACATGGCGTTGCTTTATGACCCAACTGAAGACACGGCTGACAAAGAAAACTTGCGGTTCCATCTCGGCACCTGCATGTCTGTTGTAGAGTCGTATCCCTCAGAACCCGGTCCATACATCGGACACGGCTTGCTGCTGTGGAAAGCAGGTAGCAAAGAGAGCGCTTGCAAAGATTTCAAAGCCGCCGCTGATCGGGGGGATGCAACGGCTTTTAAGAAACACTGCAACCCCGACGCAGTCCCATCCAGTAATCCAGATATGTCAAAGAGCCTGTGACGCCGCATATTGAGCGGGCGTTCCAGCCGAAGCCGGAGTGGTACGCAAATTTGCGGGCGTCCTTGCCGCGCCGGTTTTGTGCTGACCTATGCTTAATGCTAGGTCGCTATGACCTAGCTGTCAACACAAAACTAGGATTAAATGACCTTAGCAAGGATGTGTTTTGGCCAGAACTCTGGCCAAAATTGGTGAAAAGGTTGCCAGAGCAGGCAATTAGTTAGGGTCGGCAAGGATGGGGTGTGTGGTCTTAATTGGGGAGAGGGGTTGCCAGTTGTTTGTAAATAAGGGTTGAAGAAAGGTCTTTCCCGTCCACAATGACGCGGCACACAATTCTAAAGTATTTGCCTCGCTGCATATCTCTCAATTCAAGAGTTTCTGCGGATTCCAGTGTTGCACGCGTGAAGTTGGCGGCCTTCTGAGCGGTTTGCCTGATTTCGGGGTCGGGGTCGTTTAGTTCCGGAGTGTCGCACGCTGCCAGACGGATGGGGATTTCATGACCGATAATCTCCGGCCAGCCTTGAATGTTGACTATGATGGTGTCGCCGTCGATGGTGCGGACGTATCTGGCTGCTTGGCCTGCGTGGGCAGGAGGAGTGACGAGCAGCAGGGCGGTAAGAGTGAGAAGTATGCGATGAAGCATTGCCGCTGAAATGCTGGCTAGAACCGAATGGTGTCCGGTGTCTGTTGCGGTTCGAATCCTTCGGGAAAACGTCATAGTCGTTGACATCAAGCGTGAGTGGGATGCCCATCAATTTGATGGTCATTGCCGCCCTGAGCATTGTGGGTGATGTCATGGCTCTGGAGAGTTCCTGCCACATTGTGCGGGCTAGGTGGCGTAGCTCCGGAGTGAGTGCGGCTCTGAGAGTGTGTTGCCAGACCATTACACCGGCTGCCTGATGGTAGAGTCCATTTTTTTTGTAGCTTTTTTTATGCCGTTGGCATTTTCGTATGTAATTGTTGGGTAGGCTTCAACAAGAGCGAATGGGTCCAAAAGGCTGAGGTTGGAAGGCAGGGTTAGGTCGATGGTATTGCGGAAGTTTGTGGCAAACGCCAGCCCGATCGCGATTTCATCGGGGTCCATTCCACGCAGGGTGTCTACGAAGATGGTCATTTCCTTGCGTTGACTATTAACACTTAGCCGAAGAATTTTGTTTGATAACCAACCCATAGTTATTCTCCAGATGAATTCAATTCGTACTCCCTATCTCGTCAGTCAAAAAAAACTGGCTTGAGCCAGTGGTGTTTTTTGGGGTCATAAGGCGGTGTGTTCGGTGATGCGCCGCCGCTGCCTCTGTAGATCGCCATGTCTTCTAACCAGCAGCGGCCTTGTTGTTTGGGTGCTGGCTGAGTTCTTCGTCCAGTTCGTCAAGTGCGCGGCTCATTATTCGGTCCGCCTGTAGGTTTAAAGCGCGGCAGAGCTGGTAGTAGTCGCTCATGGTCAGGCGGCGGCGGCCGTGCTTCAGGTTGTTTACCTTCTTTTGGGTGTCGCTCAGGAAGCTGAAGGCAATGTCGCCGAGCTTCTTGTCCGAAAGCTCAAGCTTGTCCTGCTCTCTGGCGATCCTGTCCATAAGGATTCGCTCAAGCGTAAGTCCTGCTGCTTGCTCACCATTTGCCATGATTAATACATGGTTCATTTCGTTCTTACCTGTCCACGGTTTTGATGTCCTTGACTTGCTAGGTCAAAGCGACCTAGAATGCCGTCATGACTGATACCGAACTTTTTGAAGCGTTGCGGGTTCGCTTCGGTACACACACGCATGTGGCGCTGAAGCTGGGGTACAGCTCGGCCCGGTCGTATCGCCGGGTGCGTGAGCGCGGCGAATTCTCTGACATGGCCAGAAAGCTGGCGCTGCGGTTGCTCTCCGAAGAGGCGGACCAGAACGACGGAGGCCGTGCGGCATAACGAGTATGCCGCACGGTGTTCGCAAACCGTGAGGGTAAAGACGATGGCTGAAAAGACCGTACCTGCTGCCGCGCATGAGTGGCAGGGGATGGCGAACGACGTTTTGGGGGCAAATCTCGTGGGGAATCTCTGCGGGAAGAAGACCCAGAAGCAGGCGTATCGCTGGGCGAGGCTGCCCGGCGTGGAAGAGGCGCAGAACGGACCGCTGGCGCATGTGCTGGCGCTGTGCCTGAAACTTCATGAGGCGCGGCGGCCTGATTTGGCTGTGGCAGCGCTCAAGCTGATTGCCGGAGAGCTGTTTGCGGCGGGGCTGCCGGTGCGCGCGTATCTGGAGCCGGGGCCGGGGGTCGTTACCGTGCCTACGGCGTGCGCCGACCTGCAGCGGGCCGCGAGTGATCTTGTGGAGGCTGCCCGGAGCGGAAAGCCTCCGATGCTGGTGACCATGCACGCCGACCTTGTGAAGCGCAATGCCGACGTGCTGGACATGAGCTACGTGTGCGCGTGGGACAAAGAGGACGTGACGCGGTTTCGGGCCAAAGCTCCTGCGGAGGAAGCCTTGCCCTCGGGCGGCGGGTTCTGGCGGGCAGTGTGGCGCGGGATCGTGAAGGCGGTGCGTGGCTGATGCCGGGCCGTATCATCAAGGAGTCCATCTGGACGTCACCGAACCTCAACGCCCTGAGTCCTCCGGCAGAGCGGCATTTCTATCGTTTGCTGCCTGCGCCGGACGATCACGGATGCTTTGAGGCGACGCCTGCGGTGGTCAAGGGGCGGTGTTATCCGCTTCGGCCTGAGGTACGGGTGAACGACATTGCCAAGTGGCACCGGGAGCTGGAAGAGAGCGGCATTTGCCGGTTTTGGGAGCAACATGGGCGCGTGTACGGCGTATTCCTCTCGTGGCAGGACCACCAGCGGATACGATCCCTGCACAAACGCAAAACGCCCGAGCCTCCGGCGGAGATTTTGACGCCGATTGACGACAGTTGCCGACAGGTGCCGACAGGTGACGCCTTGAATCCTAATCCTAATCCTAATCCTAATTCCCCTAACCCCCCCAAGGGGGGTGGGTACCCTGCCGCGTTTGAAGCGTGGTGGGATGAGTATCCCGCGAAGAAGGGCAAGAAGGCTGCGTACCGGGCTTTTGAAAAGGCCCGCAAGGAAGTGGAACCCGAGAAGCTGTTGGATGCGCTGCGCGCACAGAAGGCGGCGGACGCCTTTCGGGGCAGGGACGGACAGACGTACATCCCGAACCCTGCGACGTGGTTGAATCAGGGACGCTGGGAGGACGAGGTTGGCGGTGGCGCGGGTGATCCTGCGGATGAGCTGCCGCCAGAGCTGCGACATTGACAAGGAGGACGCTGTGGACAGTCAGGAATTGACGTGGCGGTGGAACCGGTTCCTGCAAGTCATCGATGTGGTGTACGCCACGTTTGGGCTTGCGCCGCCGAGCAAGGCGGTAAAAGACGCGTGCTGGAATCTGGTGCAGGGCATTCCTGTAGACGACTGGAAGCACGTGCAGACGGAAATCTGCGGGATGGAGGCCAAGCCGCGCAACCTCGGCAAGGCCATGTGGGCCGCGTACGCCCAGTTGCGTGAACGCAGGCAGCAGCAGAAGCCGATTTTCCCGAGCGGGGTCGCGAGTGCGAGCAAGCCGCATCCTGCGGAGAATCCGGTTTCCGCGCGGGTTGTGCAGCTGGTCTTTGAGATCAAGCGGCGCAATCCTGACATCAGCTACTGCGAAGCCAAAAGGCAAGCCGAGTGGTGGCAGCGGCAGGACGCGAGTTGATGGGGCACTACAGGTGCAAACATTGCGGCCGGTCGTGGATTCTCGACCCGCCGTGTCATTGTGAGGAGGTTTCAACAATGCAGTTTGACAGGAAAATCGTGGACCAGATCAAGCGGCACGAAGGGTTCCGGGCGCGGCCGTATTTGTGCAGCGCCGGGAAAACGACCATCGGCTGGGGGCGCAATCTCGATGACCGGGGCATCAGTCAGGAGGAGGCCGAGGTGCTGTTGGAGCACGACATTGAGGGGGCCATTAATGGGCTTGCCGAGCGCATGCCGGAGTTCACGCTGCTGATTCATGCCGGGGAGCAGGTGCGGGCGTGGGTGCTGGTGAACATGGCGTTCAATCTGGGCGTTCATGGGTTGCTGGAGTTCCGCAGGATGCGCGAGGCGCTGCGATGCGCGGATTACGCCGAGGCCGCGGAACAAATGCTTGACTCCCGCTGGGCAAAGCAGGTGGGCGGCAGGGCGCTTGAGCTTGCGGAGCAGATGCGGCGGGGGCGTTGGCGCAAGTAGGGTTGTGCGGTTTTTTTGTGCCTTGAGATGGGAACGGGTTTCACTTTCTTTACAGAGTTGCAGCCGGTGACAGGAAAGGGCGCGGATGTTTCCGCATGTTCCCGCGTGTGGTGTCTGGCTCACGCAAAAGCGGGCAGGTGGCTGTTTCGTGGTGGGTCGGGAGTTTTCGAACGTTTTTTTCAAACGGTTTGGAGGTGTGGTTCATGATCGGGTGTCGACCGTTCAGTGATGCCGAGGTGGTCAGCCTGTTCGAGGGGTTTGCCGGTCCGTTCGAGTACCGGGACCGCTGTCTGCTGATCCTCGGGTTGCGCTCGGGGCCGCGTGTTTCCGAAATGCTGCGACTAAAGGTGCGGGATGTGGTCATCAACAACCGGGTGCGGCGGTTTGTGTCGCTCAAGCAGACAAAGACCGACGAGACGCGGGAGATCGAGCTTGACCGCGACGAGCAGACGGCCGTGTTTGCGGCCATCAAGGCTTTGCATCTGTCCGGCTGCTGGTCGCCTGACACGTATCTTTTCCGGTCCCGCGAGGGGGGGAATCGGCCCATTAGCCGAAGCCGGGCGTGGCAGATCATCCACGGCACGGCACGGCGGCTGGGGCTGGACGGCAAGATCGGGACGCACTCCATGCGCAAGACCTTTGCCAACAACATGTACGAGGAGCTTGAGCGGCTGCGCATGGCCGGGGAGCATGTTGACCCGCTCATCGAGACGGCTAGGGCGGGCGGCTGGAAGAGTCTGGAGGGGCTGCGCAATTACCTCGACTTCCGGCGTGAGCACATCCGGCAGGCCAAGCGCGCGCTTTCCGGCAGACACGGGAGGATTCCATGCCCCTGCTGACGGTGAAAGATGTGGCGGCAGAGTTGCGGCTGCACGAGAAGACCGTGCTGCGGATGCTGCGCGACGGTGCGGCGGACCGGAAGAACACCGGCAAGCTGCACGGGTTCAAGCTCGGCGGCAAGGGGCCGTGGAAGGTGCGGCCCTCGGAACTGGAGCGGTTTGTTCAGGCCAATGCCGTGCTCGGCATTGAGGGGGAGGGGGAGTGATATGCCGACGTTTCTCATCAAAGGACGCAGCGAGATCGCCAAGGCTGTAGGAAGATCGGTGCGCGATATCCCTGCATTGGTGCGCGACCGGGAACTGCCAGCTTATCAGGTGGACGGGACTGGACCATGGTTTGCCCGGCCGGAAGACCTCGCTATCTGGTGCCTTGCTGAAGCGGACGCACATCTTCCCGAAGGATGGAAGGAAAAGCGGCGTCGATATATGTGTATGATTTCCTTTCGAAGCGAAGGAAAATAGGAAGGACTGGGAGAAATCTCCCAGTCCTCTTTGTTTAAAACGCTTTCACAGCATCCTCCAGAAGGGCTTTGGCTTTTTCTTTAGCCTGATCAAGAGTTACTTCAATCGGATCGCTTTTATTGAGAAAGAGAGGAACATTTACTGTAACAGTTGGAAATGCTCCTGTCTCATCCGGTTCGTCATTGGAAATATCCACAAGAGCCCAAAGGAACTCTCTCTTGTCATCAAGGCCAGAGGGGGCAGGCGTTGAGATTTTGAGGGTGGTTGTGATTTTTTCGTCTTTTTTCATTTGTGCTCCTTAACGCTGTTTGCGTTAGAATGTTGTGAGTGCGAAACGTTATTTAATTATAGCACACTTTGTTTCTTTGGTGAAATGGGTGTGTTTTTAAGAAGTCTGTCAATAGGAAATGTTGGTCATTTAGTACCCTCTGGATAGCCCAAAACCGTGCAATCGTGGTTTTGGGTCTTTTTGTGCCCTTACACTTTTCGTGCAAAGCCATCGTCTTATCACTCTTCGCTCCGGCGGGCGGCCATGGGGGCTGCCTGCGGGGTCAGGGTGAGGGGCGCAGCGCGGGGAGTTTTTCTATGTACAGCAACGGCACCCGTTCCCTTGATTATCTGCTCTGGGGCATCATCGGCTTTCTCATCATTGTCATCTTTTTGTCCGGGCTGGGAACCGGCTGGCTGGTGTGGGGCTAGGCTGTGGCGTTCATCTGGGACGATCTGCTGAACCTCGGGTCCACCATCGTGGACAAGATTTGGCCGGATGCCGGGGAGTCGGAGCGCAACAAGGTGCAGCTCATCCTCTCCGAGTTCGCCGGGCGGCTGAAGGTCCTGCAGACCGAAATGCAGGGCAACTGGATGCAGCGCTCATGGCGGCCGTGTCTCATGTTCCTGTTCATGCTCATCATTGCCAACAACTATCTCGTGCACCCGTACCTTGCCCTGTTCTGGGACAAGGCACCGGTGCTGGAGATTCCCCCGAACCTCTGGGGGCTGTTGAAGCTCGGGGTCGGCGGGTACGTGGTGACGCGCGGGGGCGAGAAGATCGTTCGGGAGCTGCGCAAGTGAGCCCTGATCTGGTGCAGGAGGTGCGGGTCTCGCTGGCACGCATCGAGGAGCGTGTGATGGTCGTGCAGGAAGACATCCGGGAGATTAACGAGACGAGGCGGTGCCACACCAACAATGAACGGATCAAGCATCTGGAGCGCATTGTGTGGGGCACTGTGGCTTGCGTCGTCAGCATCGGCATACGGCTTTTGTATCAATTTTTTCAGTCATGAGCGGCGGAAGACCATCGAAGTACAAACCCGAATATGCGGACATGGCGCGGCGCATCTGTGCCGAGGCCGGGTTTTCGCAAGCCAAGCTCGCCAAGGTGTTCGGGGTGTCCAAGTCCACGGTGAGCAAGTGGAAGAGCGAGCACGGGGATTTTGCCAGAGCCGTGACCGAAGGTGTGGACGTCTTCAACTGCACGAAGGTGGAGAAAAGCCTTTTGAAGCGGGCGCTGGGGCTGCGGGTGACGGAGAAGGTTTTCGGCAGGCTGGATGCCGGGGAGACCGAGAGCGGGGAGAAGATAGTGAGCGACGAGTTGCATCTGCTCAAGAAGGTGCAGCGGGCGTATCCGCCCGACACGCGGGCCTGCAATCTCTTCCTCTCCCGCCGGGACCCTGAACGTTGGCCCGACAAGCAGCAACTGGAGATGACCGGGAGCCTGAACGTGACCAACAAGGCTGCGGCCCTGTCTGAATTTCTGGACGAGATTGACGGAACAACAAAAGGAATTGAGCACGGTGCACAGGTTGAAGGACAGGATGTGGAGGCTGAATAACCTCTACTCGATCACCGACAAGCAGGGGCGCATCCGGCGCTTCCGCATGAACTGGGCGCAACGCCGGTTCATGGCTGCCCTGTGGTATCGAAACATCATCCTCAAGGCCCGCCAGCTCGGGTTTACCACGCTCATGTGTCTCGTGGCGCTTGATATGTGCCTCTTTAACAAGAACGTGCGCGCCGGGATCATCGCCCACAACAAGGACGACGCGAAGGCGTTCTTTCGTGACAAGATCAAGTTCGCCTACCGGGAGTTGCCCGAGGTTTTTCGCCATGCCGTGCCGGTGGCAACGGAGAATGCCAACGAGCTGCTGTTCAGCAACAACTCGTCCATTCGCGTGGCAACGTCGTTCCGCGGCGGGACCATTCATTTCCTGCATGTCTCCGAGTACGGAAAAATCTGCGCCAAGCTGCCTGACCGGGCAAAGGAAATCCGCACCGGGGCGTTCGAGGCGGTGCCGGAGTACGGGATTCTCTCCATCGAAAGCACTGCCGAAGGGCAGACCGGCGACTTCTTTGAGCGCTGCAAACGGTCACAGGACCTTGCAAAGAGCGGCAGGGAACTGGGCAGGCTGGATTACCGATTCAATTTCTATCCGTGGTTCGAGCATCCCGAGTATCAGACTGATCCCAACCATGCCCTGATCCTGCCGCAGCATGACGAGTATTTCGAGCGGTTGGAAAAGACGCTTGGCATCACGCTCTCCAAGGCGCAGCGGGCATGGTACGCGGCCAAGGAGGCGGACCAGCAGGAAGACATGAAGCGCGAGTATCCCAGCACGCCGGAAGAGGCGTTCGAGGCGGCTGTGGAGGGAGCCTACTACAGCAGGCAGTTCGCCACCATCCGCGACCGCAGGCAGATTGCTCGGGTGCCGTATGACCCGGCCTTGCCGGTGTACACGGCGTGGGACCTCGGGATGAGCGATTCCACCGCGATCTGGTTCATTCAGCCGCTGATGGACCGCGAGTTTCGTGTCATCGACTTTTACGAAAACTCTGGCGAAGGCCTTGAGCATTACGTCGCTGAGCTGAACCGCAAGCCGTACGTCTACGCGGGGCACTACGCGCCGCACGACATCCGCGTGCGGGAACTTGGCACCGGCAAGTCCCGGCTGGAGACTGCCCGCAAGCTGGGTCTGCGTTTCGATATCAGCCCGGACATCCCGGTGCAGGACGGCATCAACGCGGTTCGGAACCTGTTGCCCAAGTGCTGGTTCGACGAGACGCGCACCGATCAGGGTGTGAAGTGTCTGGAGGCGTATCGCAAGGACTGGGACGAGCGCAATGGGTGCTGGAGGAATCAGCCTGTTCATGACTGGACATCCCACGGCGCGGATGCGTTCCGGTATTTTGCCGTGGGCTACAAGCCGCGACGCAGCGGGGCGGGCATGCAGACGAGGTGTGAAAACTGATGGGTGCCGTACGGGTTGAAACACAGCCGACCGCGCTTGTGGGGCTTCAGTACACGTGGACCGAACCGGAGCAGTACGAGTGGTTCGAGTTCCGTGCCGGTGGCGCAGTGTACGCGGTGGCCGGGCTGGCGGTCATCGGTGACGAAGCGTGGATGTACTGGCGGATTCTGGAGCAGGGCATCCTCGCTTGGCGGGACCTCAAGAAGAACGCAGTGCCGCAGATGCGGGCGCATTGCCGGGAGCGCGGAGTGCGGCGGGTGTTTGTATCGACCGACGATCTCAAGGACGTGAATTTCATTTCCATGACCGGGTTCATGGGCTTTGTGCCCGTGTTGACCGTGGCCATGCAGGAAATCGGGGAGGAAGAGAATGTGCGGTAGCACGGGAAGTACTTCGTGGCTGGATACGCTGGGCAAGGCGGCCACCGCCGCGAGCGCTGTGGGCTCGGCTGCGAGCACGGGCATGGCGCTGTTCGGCAAGGACCCGGAAGTGGAGACGCCCGGCGAGGCCAAGGCACCGGGGCCGGATGACCCCAAAGTGCAGGCCAAGGCAAAGGCCCAGCGGCAGCGGCTGCTTTCCCGCAGGGGCAAGGACTCGACCCACTTGACCTTCGGCAAGGACGCAAGCGCCCGGCCCGAGGTTGTGAAAACGGTTTTCGGAGGGTGGTAGGATGCCTGATTTCAGCGGATTTTCAGGGTCTGGTTTTGGGCCGGGTGGTCGCGCCAAGGATTCGCGTGGTGTTGGCGGCTGGGGTGGTGGCAACGGCAACGGCGGCAACAGGTCCGGCGGCAGGCTGCTCTCGAACCAGCGGAACAACGACAAGGCTGCGCGGGAAAAGGCTGCGCGGGAGAAAGCCGCCAAAGAGCAGGCCGCAAAAGAGAAGGCTGCACGGGAAAAGGCTGCACAGGAGGCGGCTGCCAGAGAACAGCGGCAGGCCGAAGAGCGTCAGCAGGCCCAGAGGGCGGCTGCCGAGGCAAAGCATGGGGAGGACGACCCCCGCGGAAAAAGCCTTGGTGCCAAGTACAGCACTCCGGACCGCAAGAGCTGGGCCAAGAAACACGGGGTTGGCTTTTACGGAGACCGCAACGCGCCCACGAGCGAAACCAATAACCCGCACGGCACCTATGGTGACGGACAGGCCGACAACGCCTTCAGCAAAGGCGTGGCCCCGTCTTCTCTGGGGAGCATGGGAGCGGGCGGCAAGGGGAATGGCGGGGGAGTTGCGCCGCAACCGCCTGCTGCGGAAGCCAGAGAGGAAGACGCCAAGCCTTTCGATCTGCAGGCCGGGCTTCGTGAGCTTTCGGACCCAAAGACCAAATGGGCACCGGGGCATGAAGCAATGAAGGCCGGGAATAGGCATGGTGACTGGACCAAGAATGAGGAAGGTCAGTGGGAGTTCGAACCGGACCGAGGTCTTCTGGGCAGCCTGCGTGATTCTGTTTTTGGGTATGATCGAAATGTTTCAATGAAGGCCATGGTTGATCAGGCCAGAAGAAGTCCAAAGCATGCGCAGACTTTTGCAGAGGCTCACGCTGAAGGCAACATGATGACCGAAAACGGTAAATCCGCCGTGGATAAGGTTGGTGTTGCAATTGATGTAGCAAAGCCTTTTGGTTCTTTGCTGACAGGTAATTTTGCAGGAGCAGCATATGGGGCCTTCAATGCCGTAGACACCTTGCGTGATATGGCAATGCTTGATGGTGAAAGCTCAGAGAGCAAGCAGCAGGCGGCTCCGAGCCGAACCGCAAGGGGACGTGTCTCATTAAAAGGGGAATCCGATGGAAACTTCGGGCGTTTGCTGCGGCCTCGGGCTGGCGGGGGCGGCGGTTCCGGCAAGGCGGACGAAGCGGCCACTGGTGCGGGGAAGGTTCGTGGAGCCACGCGTAAGGGGCCGAAGCGGGGCAAGGGGAGTCTGATCCTGACAGGCAGGCGCGGGCTTGAGGACGGGCCGGTGCTGTTGGGAGGCCGTTATGCCAGCTAATCAGGAGCAGATTGAACGGCTTGCCAAGCGGTACGAGAAGATGGACGCGGACCGTGCAACGGCGCGGCTGCGGGCTGACGAGTGCGCGGAGTTGTTCAAGCCGCGCAAGGCCAAGAGCAGCCAGAAGGCCGGGGACGGCAGCGACGACCGCACGCGCATCTGGAACGGGACGCCCGAGGAAGCGCTTGATATCTCGGCTGCTGGGTTTCACTCCGGCACCATGCCCAAGGACCAGCAGTGGAGCCAGATCGGGCTCATGGACGAGAAGGCCGAGGATGACCCCGGCAACAAGAGTTGGCTGCAGCAGGCGTCCAAGCAGCTCATGAGCTTCATTCATCAGTCCAACATTCACCGCGAGGTGCATGAGGCCATTGTTGATTTTCTGTGTTCGGGCGTGTGCAACACCCGGATGCTCATGGGGCCGCACGGGTTCCGGTTCTCCACGCGCAGGCCCTTTGAATACTGCTTTGCTGAGAACGAGGACGGTGAAGTGGATACCGCCATCGGCGAAATTGAGCTGACCGCGCGACAGGCGCACCATAAGTGGGGCGACAAGGCGGGCAAGGTGGTTCTGGAAGCCATGGAACAGAACGACCAAGAGAAGAAGATTTCCTTCATGCATGCGGTGGTGCCGCGTCATGAGCGCACGCCGGGCAAGGGCGGCAAGCTGAACATGCCCTTTGCCTCCATCCACTGGGAAAAGAGCGAAAAGCACATCTGCGAGGAATCCGGGTTCGAAGAGTTCCCGTTTCTCGTGGCGCGCGGGTCCAAGGAGACCGGCGAGGTGTACGGCTATTCGCAGTGCCGCAAGGCGCTGGGGGCTGCACGTGTGCTGCAAAGCAAGGAACGCACCACGCAGCGGGCCGGGGAGAAGATGGTGGACCCGCCGCTGGCCATGGCCGATCAGGCCGCGCTTTCGCCGCTTAGAAACGGTCCCAACTCCATCACGACTCTCGATGCCTCGGCCATGCAGAACGGCATGCCCGGCGTCAAGGAACTGCACACCGTGGGTGACGGACGGTTCGGCGTTGAAGAGATTCAGCGCAGCGAGTTCATGGTGCGGCGGCTCATGTTTGTTGACGCCTTTGAAATGGAAGAGGTGCGTTCCGGGGTCACGCTCGGGGAGCGGCAGATGCGCAAACAGGAGAAGCTCATGGTGCTCGAACCGCAGCTTTCGCGCTGGTTCAGCGAGTATCTGGAACCGCTGCTCAAGCGCGGGCTCTCCATGCTGCTGCGTATGGGGATCATTCCGCCGCCGCCGGAAAGCCTGCGCGGGCACCGGCTTAAGTTCGTGATGAAGTCCCGCCTTTTTCTGGCAATGCAGCACGGCGGCGACTCCGAGGCAGTGGAGCGCATGTATCAGCAGGCCGGAGCCATTGCCGAGCTGACGCAGGACCCGAGTGTCTTCGACAATCTCGACAACGACGCAGCCATGAAGGTGCATGGCAGGCTTGTGAACGCACCTGCCGAAGTGGTGCGCGACGAGCGGACCGTGGAGGCACTGCGCAAGCGGCGGGCACAGCAGCAGGCGCGGGCTGAACAGATGGAAGCGGCCCAGCAGGGCGCGGACGTGGCCCAGAAGCTGGGCATGACAGGAGGTGCCGGTGCTCAAAGATAAGCTCAAGACCATGCGGGACAGGATTTTCCGGCGGCACCTGTATCGCCGGGTGTTCGGAGCAGGAGAAGGGCGCGAGGTGCTCAAGGACATTTTGCTCACGACGCGCATGGACCTGCCGACCTATGTGCCGGGCGATCCCACGGCTACGGCCTACAACGAGGGCCGCCGGGCAGTCGGGCTGGAGATTTTCCGGGTGCTGCATCAGGACCCGACCGAGTTCAAAGAAACCATGATCACAGGAGGATCAGACAATGAGTGACCCGACTACCGGCGCAGTGCCGGAAGGCGCAACACCCGAGGCCCCTGCACCGCAGGAAACGCCCGAAGTCCCGGCCGGTGACGGCGGCGGTGGCGGGCTCGACTTCATCCCCGAAGAGTTCCGGGAGGCAAGCTGGGCGCAGAAGTACAGCTCGGCCGACGAGTTCTTCAAGGGCGTGGACAACATGAACAAGCTCGTGGGCCAGCGTCCCGAAGGGCTGGTGCCGCCGGGCGAAGACGCCACGGACGAGGAGCGCGCGGCGTTTCACAGCAAGTTGCGTGAAATGCAGGGAGTGCCCGGTGAGTTTGAAGAGTACTCGGCCGGGTTGACGCTGCCGGAAGTGGGCGAGGACGCCACACTGCCGGAGCTGGTGCAGTTGGCGCACGCCGAAGGTGTGCCGCCTGCGGCCATGCAGAAGATGGTGGACCATCTGTACGAGGGGCATACCGCCGCACGCAAGGCCGAGGAAGAGCAATACGAGAATGCGCTGAGTGAGGCCACCGAGACGCTCAAGGGCGAGTGGGGCGACGAGTTCGACCACAAGGTGCTCATGGCCGAGCGAATGCTCTCCGAGTTTCCTGACGACGCCGTGGAGCTCATCGTCTCCAGCGGTGCGGGAAACAATCCGGCCATTGTGCGTGCGCTGCACGGGCTGGCCGAGAAGTATCTTTCCGAAGACGACTTGAAGGACCTTGGCAACGGCTCGGACGGCGGGGAACTGACCGAGGCCAAGCTTGCCAAGATGATGCAGGACCCGAGGTATGCCGACCCGGACCAGCGCGATCCCGCGTATGTGCGCGAGATCGAGGAAGGGTTCAGGCGGCTGTACCCCGAGTAGATAGCGGCCCCGGCGGACAGGAGGCCCCACAAGGACACCCTCCGGGTTCCCGAAGTGCCGGGACACCCCAATGTTTGAGGCATTTCGACGACAACCATCAAGGAGGAAACGACAATGAGTTTTTCCGTGGATCAGGCATTCATCAAGCAGTATGGCGCGGAGGTGCATACTGCCTATCAGCAGAAGCAGGCCAAGCTTCGCAAGACCGTGCGGCTCAAGACCAGCGTGAAGGGGTCCGAGTACATCTTCCAGAGGTCGGGCAAGGGCAAGGCCGGGAAGAAGACGCGCCACGGCAACGTGCCGCTCATGAACGTGGACCACAGCCATGTGACCGCCGTGCTGGAAGACCTCTACGCGGGCGACTACGTGGACAAGCTCGACACCATCAAGACCAACATCGACGAGCGCGGCGTGCTGGCGAACGCCGGTGCCTACGCGATGGGCCGCAAGATCGATGACCTTATCATCACCAAACTGGACGGCGCGACCGAGGTGATCCCCTCCGGCGATGCTGTCCTGACCAAGGCCAAGGTTTTGCAGGGGTTCGGCACCCTGAACGCCAACGATGTGCCCGACGACGGCGAACGCTACGCCCTCGTTGGTGCCGAGCAGTACAACAACCTGCTGGAGATCGAGGAGTTCAAGAACGCCGACTATGCTGGCGACGCCCTGCCGTGGCTCAAGGGTGCGCAGGCCCGCAAGTGGCTGAACATCACTTGGATCATGCACACCGGCCTGCCGCTGGTGGGCGGGGTTCGCAAGTGCTTCCTCTACCACAAGTCCGCCGCCGGGCTGGCCGAAGGGCTGGGCATCACTCCGGACATCAACTGGATTGCGGAAAAGGCCGCTCACTTCGTGAACCACATGATGAGCGCCGGTGCCGTGCTCATCGACCCCGAAGGCGTGGTCGAAATCGAGTGCAAGGAGGCCTAGGCATGGCTGAAAAGGAAACCGTTGCCAGCGTGAACGTAAAGCTGGACGCGCTGCTTGACGTACTCATCGAGGATGGCGAGCGGCGCAAGGGCGAAGGGAAGGCCGTTCCGGAACTGGACGGACTGTACGAAGTGGCGGGCAAGACCCCGCCCGAACCTGCAACCAAAGAGCCTGAAACGGCTCAGGGAGAATAGCCCATGGCCTATGCATCCAATGACCTGCGGCTGATTGGCGGGTATCCCGGTCAGCAGCTCTTTCTCTACAAGACCGCCGACGACCTCGCCACCACCGTGGCCTCCGGATACTTCGACGACGCGGCCGAGGACTACAATCTCGGCACCGGCGACATCGTGCTGGCCGTGACCGGCACCAACGCCGCCGTTGACGTTCTGGTGATTAACTCCATCGGCCCCGTGACCGTGGTCAACGGCTCCTAGCACTCAACCGGGCGGGGCAATCCCCCGCCCATCACTTTTCGGAGGAGGCATGGCCGACAAGCCGACAATCTGCAACCGGGCGCTGGCCGCCATTGGCGTAACCGATCGGATCAGTTCCATTGACGAAGGAACGCCCGAGGCCGACCTGTGCAAGCTGCATTATGACGAGGTATTGCGTGAGGTCCTGCGGGTGTATCCGTGGAATTTCGCCCGGACTTTCAAGAATCTGGGCGGGCCCGTGGAAACGGACCTGCCGCCGCACTGGTCCCATGCCTATCAGCTCCCGCCCGACTGTCTGCGTGTCTGGCGAGTGTACGGAGCCAGCGGCAGCGAAGTTGTGGAGCCGGGTGCGTGGGTTCGCGCGGGTCCAAGGATTTTCATCAACGAGGATGGTCCGGTCATCGAGTATATCCGCGACGAGCCGGATGCGGGGCTGTATGACTCCCTGTTCGTTGCTGCCGTGGTGGCGCGGCTGGGGGCCGAGCTTGCCCTTGGGTTGGCCGAGTCCCGGACCATGGCGGCGGAAATGCTCAGCATCTTCGAGCGGCGGCTGATGGAGGCGCGTAGCGTGGACAGCGCCGAAAATGCGCCGGAGCGGCGTCGAAGCGGCGGCTGGGAAACCGCACATCTGGAGTAGGGCATGCTCATTTCACAGGTGGCATTCAACGCCGGGGAGATTGACCCGGAACTGGACGGCAGGACGGACATCGAACCGCGCGCACGTGGCTGCCGCACGCTGGAGAATTTCATTCCCACCGTGACCGGGCCGGTGCGGCGGCGTGGCGGCTCGCGTTTCATGCAGCCCGCTGCCAATGATTCCGCGTCGCCGCTTTTGCAGCCGTTCGAGTTCAACAAGCAGCAGGCGTATGTGTTGGAGTTCTCGCCGCTCTCGGTGCGCGTGTGGGTGCACGATGGCCTTGTGGCTGCGGAGGACGGCAGCGCCTACAGTGTAGAGACGCCCTTTACTGCCGAGGATTTGCCGGACCTGTGGTTCTGCCAGAGTGCGGATGTGCTGTTCATCGCCCACGGCAAGCATCGGCCCAAGCGGCTTTCCCGCTACGGGCATGACGACTGGCGTCTTGATGACGTGCCGTTCGAGGACGGGCCGTACATGGACCAGAACAGCGACGAGGACAAGAAAATGGCCGCGTCAGCCACCAGCGGCACTGTGACCGTGACAGCCTCGGGAACGGACAACACACCTTTTGCCGACACGGATGTGGGGCGGCATCTGCGCCTGCGCCACGGCAATGTCATCGGCTGGGGCGTCATCACCGAATATGTTTCTGAAACGCAGGTCAAGGTTGAGGTGAAACGGGATTTTTCCGGCACCTCTGCCACATGGGAATGGCGGCTCGGCGCGTGGTCCGAAACAACCGGCTGGCCGCAGGTGGTTCTTTTTATCGACGAATCGTTGGCCTTTGCCGCGACGGACGTGCAGCCGCAGACGCACTGGAAGAGCACATCCGATGATCTGTACGATTTTTCGCCCACCAATGAATCCGGCGAGGTGCTGGATTCTTCGGGCTACTCCAAGACTCTCGGTGGCGACCGGCTCAACGCGATTCGCTGGATGACGTGGTCACAGTACCTCATCATGGGCACCTCCGGCGGCGAGTGGCGCGTGGTCACGCCAATGAACGAGCCCATCAAGCCGACAAACGGCACCCCGCGACTGGACGGGGGGCGTGGTTCCTCGTCCATAACGCCCGTACGGATCGGCGCGGAGACGGTGTTTGTGCAGGAGCAGCGCCGTCAGATGTACGGGCTGCGCTACAGCTTCGAAAATGACGGGCTGACCGATGTGGAGCTGACCAAGCTTTGCCGTCATGTGACGGCATCCGGCGTCAGGCAGCTTGCACACCAGCGCACGCCGGAGTCCGTTATCTGGGCTGTGCGCGAGGACGGGCAGCTTGTCTCCATGACCTACGAACCGAGTGAGCAGGTGCTTGCGGCTGCGCGGCACATTCTGGGCGGGCGGCTTGATGACGGGCATCCCGTGGTGGAGTCCGCTGCCGTGATCCCCGGTGACGGGCGTGACGTGCTCTGGCTGGCGGTCAGGCGGACCGTGAACGGGCAGACTCGCAGGTGTATCGAACGCATGGAGGTCGGGCACGAGACCGGCAGGGCACAGGAGCAGTGCTTTTTCCTCGACTGTGGCGCGACATACGAGGGCGAAGCCGTGCGCGAGGTGCCGGGCTTCGATCATCTGGAAGGGGAGACCGTCGAGGTGCTGGCGGACGGGGCCACGCATCGGCCCGTGACCGTCGAAGGTGGAAAAGTGGTGCTGGATTCCGCTGCGTCCGTTGTTCACGCCGGGTACGGGTACAGGTCCGTGCTGATGCCTGCCCGGCAGGAAAGCATGTCCGAGAAAGGCCCGACGCAGGGCAGGAAGAAGCGCATTGCCTCGGTTACAGCGCGGCTGCATGAGTCGTTGGGCCTCAAATACGGCCCGGACGAACAAAAACTCTCCGTGCTGCCCATGCGATCCACCGGGCACAAGCTGGGTGCGCCGCCGCCGCTTTTTACCGGGGATGCGGAACTGCGCACGCCGGGCACCTACAACGAACAGCCCGACGTTTGTCTGGTTCAGGACGCGCCGCTGCCGCTGACCGTGCTGGCGCTCTACATGACCGTGAAGGTGGGAGGATAGGATGGACTGGATTTCCAAGGCGCTTTTCGGCGCAGGCAAGGGGCTTTCGGTTTTCGGTGATGTGTCCGACGCGGAGGAGGCGTGGAAGACGGGCGTTTACAACCGGGAAGCCGCGTACCGCGATGCGGACCTTGCCAAGCAGGCCGGGGAGTTCGACGTGCGCCAGTTCCGGCGGCAGGGCCGGGAGTTCATGGCCGGGCAGTCTGCCGAAGTGGCGCACAGCGGCTGGGCGCGGTCCGGGTCGCTGCTGGACGCGCTTGCCGATAACGCCATGCAGGTGGAGCTTGAGGCCAGCAACCGCGAGTTCAACGCCGGGGAGCGGGCGCGGTCACTGCGGATATCCGGTGACATGGCCCGCAGTCGCGGTGCGTCCATGCGCAAGCAGAACTATCTCAAGGCTGGCGGGACGCTTCTCTCTGCCGCACAGAAGTTCTGGGAGGGATAGATGAATCTGGAGAAATATATGGCTAACACCGCGCCGACAGGGGCGCGGACTCCGCAGGCGCAGGGCGTTCGCAGTTTCGGCACGCAGTCCATGGCACAGGACATGACCAATGCGTCACGGCGCATTGAGGACATCCATGACGCTGACGACTTTGCGGCCGCGCGAACCTCGTGGCTCAAGGGCATGGCCGAACTGGACGAGCATTTCAAGGAAGACAAGGATTTCGAGACGCTCCAGAAACGCCGAGCAGAGGCCGTGCAGAAGCTGCGCGAGCGCACTTTGCAGGGAGTTTCCGGGCGGGTGTCCCGGCGGCTGACGCCGCTTTTCGAGCAAGCGGCGGTCAAGGACGGCGTGACCTTCGGGCGCGAGGTGCAGCGCAGGCGCGGAGAGCATCACAAGGCCCGGTTTTTGGAAGACCGTGACCTGCTGGTTAACACCGTCATCAATGCGCAAGGCGAACAGCGGGAGCAGGCCCGACAGCATCTTGATGAGCGACTGCAAGGAATAGCCCCGTACATGGCCGAAACCGAGTTTGCCCGTATGCGTGACGCTACGCATGATCTGGTGACTTTTGAGAGCGCACGGCGTGACATCCCTGCCATGGTGGCCGAAGGGCGTGCGTTTGATCCCGAACAGTATGCGGGGCTGAATCCGGCGCAGGTCTCCCAGCTTGATGCGGTCTATCGCGGCGAGGTTCGCCGTGTGAAGCGCGAACGGGAAGAGTTCCAGCGGGACCGGTTGGCCGCGCTTTCGCCGTTGCTTGAAGATTCGCTCGCTTCGGCCATGACTGAAGGCACCGCCATGGACGGGACCGAGGAGATGATAGCCGAACTCGGCGGCCTTGGGGAACGGGGGCAGGAGCTTGCCGGGGCGTACGCGGAGCAGTTCGCCCGAGTGTCACACGTTTGGGACGTGCTGGACAGCGTGAAAGACCGTCCTTTCGGCGAACAGCGGGCCGCTGTTGAGGTGTTGCGCCCTGAACCGGGCGCGCAGGGCTACCGTGCGGACATGGACATGTACGAGCGGGCCGTATCGCAGGTGCAGCAGAAGGCCAAGGCGTTTGCGGATGATCCGGCGGGGTTTGCCATGCCTGAAGCGATGCGCCGTGCGGAGAACTCCGGAGTGGAGGAGGACGATCTCGCCGGACGGGCGGCGCTTGTGTTGCAGGTTCAAAAGGAACTCGGAGCAGAATACCCGAGGATTCTTCCCAAGGAGCAGGCCGCACGACTCAAGGAAAAATTTCGTAACGATGACGCGGACGGCAAGGCCGGACTGCTGCTGGAAGTGGAGCATTATGGCGACCATACTCGGCAGGTGCTCACGGAGCTGGGACTTTCCCATGCCGAGAACTTTGCCGCCATGCTGTACCTGCGTGACAAGCAGGTCGGGCGCAAGGTCTTGCGGGCCGCCAGCATGAAACTGGACGAGTTGGGGGCGGACAAGGAGGTCGCCAAAACCGTCCGTGCCGACCTCAACCCCGAGTTCTACAGCGGCAGTATGGGCGAGGTCCTGACAAAGCAGGCGCGATTGACCGGAGACCCTGCTTATTCCCGCATGGCAAAGGAGCTGGAGGACCTGACACTCAAGGCCGCGATGGTAGACGGAGACGCCGAAGAGGCTCTTGAATCGCTTTGGGGCGGGTTCTCGTTTCTTACCGATGAAGAGCTTGCCGTGGCGTGGATGCCCAAGGAGCACGACGAGGACGAGGTGGAGGACGGGCTGCGCATTCTCAGGGCACGCATGGGTAAGAACAGCCCGGCGCTGCATGATTGCGTATGGAAAAACGCCGAGGACGGCGACGGGTTTGTGCTGGTTCATCCTGCGCTGGGATCGGTCATCGAGGACAGTTTTGTTTCCTATGGTGATGCAGCGATTGCGGCTGCGGAGGCAGCAACCGAAGACTACTATTATGGGCCGTAGGAGGGCGCTGTGAATCTTTTCTCTCCCAAAGACAGGGTGGCGCGTCCCGAAGAGCTTGAGCGGCTGGAGGCTGAACGATCGCCGTCGTGGGGCGAGTCTTTGGGTGCCAATGTGAGCGGCGCATGGGACTGGTTCTCTCTCGGTCGACCTTTGGACGCGCTACGTGAGCAGTATGCGGAAATGCAGGCATACGGTGACCGGGATGCGGACGGTGACGGCGTACGCACTTGGATGGACACGGCGATCAATGCCGAGCATGCGGCACTGACCGAGGAGCAGTGGAAGGAATCCGAATTTTTCCGCGACGGCATTGAATTTGACGGTGGCATGAATCCGGTTCGGGCAAAAATACTGGCCGAGGATTATGACAAACGTCGAAAAAGGGATGAGCTTCTGAGTCGCCAGACATTGGCGCAGAAGGTCGTCGGGTTTGGCGTGCAGATGGGCGTGGGTTTTCTGGACCCTGTGAACTACATCCCGTTTGTTGGTCAGGCAGCAAAGTTACGCATGATCGGGCGGTTCGGGACCGTTGGCGGTCGCGTTTTGGCCGGTGGGCTGGATGCGGCGGTGGGCAATGCGTTGACCTCGCCGATCATCGGGGAGGATCTGAAGCGGCGGGGAGAGAAGATCACATTTGAGGACTACGCTGTGGATACGCTCATGGGCGCTGGCGTGGGGATGCTTTTCGGCGGTGCCGGTGGTGCGTGGGCTAAGCTGCGGGGCGAGAAGCGGGCGGACGTCCTGAACGCGCTGGCGCTGGCTGCGGATGACGTGGCCGAAGGCAGGCCCGTTGATGTTTCGCCGCTGCTCAAGGGCGTGGTGGAGTCCGGCGAACTGACGCACGAGCGGGCCATGAAGCGGCTGGCGGATCAGGGCTTGCGCGTTGAAGAGGCCGGGGCGCTGCTCGGGCCGCTGGAGCGCATGGCCGAAGATTCGGGCATGGAGCTGGATGCATGGATGCGCAGGCACATTAGCGACATTACCGTGGGCGGCAAGGCTGATGAAGGGGCGATTCGGTTTCAGGTGGACAGCCCTGAAGCCCGTTATGTCCGATTCGCCAAGAAGGTCATTTACGACAATGATCGTCGCTTGAAGGTGGAATTCGAAGATACGGGAACGGATTTAAGCCTTGAGAGCCGGGAGGCCATGAAGGCCTACTTCGATACGCTGAAGCCTCAGAAAATCAAGGCTCTCAAGTATTCTGATCCAGACAAATATCTCTTTGCTCTGCATGAGATTGCCGAGCACCTTTTCCCTGACGGAATTTCTTTTCGTATGACTCAGGACGGGAAAGACGTGGATGCTAGTCATTTTTTGAAGCAAGAAAAACGTCGTTTATATGTGCACTCTCTATCCGACACGCTCGATAATCCTGATGTTAAATTTATCTTTCAGAAAGAAGGCACTACCCGAGATATTTTGCTCAAGCGTTATTTCGATAAAGAACTGAAAAAGGACGTATGGGATACTGTCGTTACATTCGGCTCTGTTGTGCAGAGCAAATTTCCAACAAGGGGGGGCAAAGGGAAAAGGGAGTGGGCCAGAGTGGTGGAGATGGATTTGAACTGGGCAGAGGCTGGAGCGTCCCAGTCAGCCAACCCGGGCGGGAATACGAGGAACGCTCTCACCCGCCAAGGTCACGACACAAATGTAAATATAAAAGAAGCGAAAAGCAAGAGGTTCGGCGGTGATTTTTCAACTGTGCGCGCCTTGCAGAGCAAAGCCCGGAATGCCCTGCCGCTTGAGATAGTCGAAACCTTTGATGACCTGCCGGAGCATATCCGTGCCAAGGCCGGGGAGCGGGGCATGGAAGGCGTGCGCGGGGTTTCCGATGGAACGGCCGTGTATCTGGTGGCGGATGCCTTTGATTCGCCTGAGGAGGCCGTGAAGGTCTGGCTGCATGAGCAGGTGGGGCACGTGGGCTTGCGCGGGCTGCTGGGCGACGGCGTTGACGATGTGTTGGACCGGGTGTTTGAGCATTTTGGGCCGGAACGGATGGAGGGCATCCGGGAGAATTACGGGCTGGACTTTGCCAACCCGGCGCACCGCCGGGAGGCAGCCGAGGAAATGCTTGCCCACATGGCCGAGCGCATGAACGAGGGGGTTGAACTTTCCGAGGCGGATCGCAACCTATGGGAGTCGTTCAAGCGCTGGCTGCTGGATGCCTTGCGCGACATGGGCGTGGACGTGGAGATGAGCGACGACGAGCTGCGCTATCTCATTCAGGACGCCGCGCGCTGGACCATGGACGGGACCGTGCGCAAGGAACGCGGCGGGCATTCTGTGCGGTATCGCGCGGGCGGCAGCAACGGCGCAGTGGAATTTCTGCCCGACGGGCGGGCGCACATTCGCATTTTTGACGGGGCAGACCTTCAGGAGGCCGGTGCAGCTCTTTCCCGGATTCTCTCCGAACGATTTCAGCATGCACCACCGGCAACCCGGCCGGACTGGCGAACCGAGCGGCCCGAGTCGCCCGAGTTTGACCCCATGGAAAGTGTTGATCCGGACGCAAGCCATGAGGAAATGGCCCTGCTGCACGAACAGCGTGTGCAGGCCATGATGGAGGCCGGAGAACTGACGGAACAGGAACTGGCCGCGCTTGACGCTGCCGATATCGGTGTGCAGCGGGCCGAGCGCTGGGGCGCAGGCTATGAGGCTGCCGTGGACTGCATCATCAAACGGGGGCTGTAATGGGAATCGACGTCTGTATTCAGGACATCATGCGCCACGCCGGAGTGGATGAAAACGACGCCTTCGACATCATCCACCAGATGCTCGACGAGAAAAACCGGATCGTCGCGGAAATGTCCATGGACATGGCCGACGAACACTTGCGCCAGATTGCCGGTGGCGTTCGTGACCGCGCACAGAAAGAGGCCATCGAGGCCAAACGGCGGTCCCTTGCTGATATAGTACGCCGTGATGAATGGGACCGGGAAGTGGGCGGGCTGATGCGCACGGGCGTTGTCAAGGATTGGGCCGAGGGCATCGTGGCGCGTCTCATCGGCACGCACAAAGGTGTTGCCGGAGCGCGCACGTCCATGAGCCAGCGCAAGGATATGCTGGAGCATCGCTGGATCGGCAAGATTTTTTCCATGATTCAGGAGGAACGGCCGCACGTCCTGAAGTTGATGCGCGACAAGGGGTTTCTCGACAGCACCACGCTGGAGATGTTCCACGTTGATCGTGGGGTATCCGTGACCGGCAATCAGGACGCGGTGTGGCTGGCACAGGTGCTGTCCGACGTGTCCGACCTCTCGCGGCGGCGGCTGGTGGCTGCCGGGGCGGATGTGAAGCGGCTGCGTAACTGGCTGCCCCAGCGGCATGATCCGCTGCGCATCATGCATGCCGGGCGGGAGCAGTGGAAAGAGTTCATCATCAAGAACGATCTGCTGGACCGGGAACGGACCTTTGGCCGCATTGCCGACGAGCAGATGGACGAGGTGCTGGACGAGGTGTTTGATCACATCGTGCGCGGCAGGGATGTGGACGCCGTGACCGACTGGCAGAACGTGGTACTCAAGCGGCCCGCTGATCTGGCGCGCAAGCTCTCCGAGCAGCATCGGGCGCTGTTTTTCAAAGACGCGGAATCGTGGATGGCCTACTCTGAGAAATTCGGGGGCGGCGACGTTGTGGATTCCGTGCTGGGGCATCTGCGCATCAACGCCCAGAACACCGCCAAGTTGGAGATTCTGGGGCATAATCCGCAGGCCTTTCTTGAGACGTACATCCGCAAGGTGGAAAAGGATGTCTGGAAGAATCCGTTGTTGAGCGACGAGGAAAAGAAGGCCCTGACCAACCGGCTGCCGCAGGACCTGAACCAGCCCGTCAATCGGGTGGCTATGGCATGGAAGGTGTCATCTGGCGAGGCGGACCGGGCCGTGCCCAATTTTGCCGGACCTGCCAAGTGGGGCATGGCGTGGGCGACCATGGGGTCATCCATCCGGTCATGGGTATCAATGGGCAAGCTCGGCATGGCGGTCATTTCATCCGTGACAGACGTGGCCACGGCTGCATCCCGGCTTCGTTGGCACGGCATCAACCCGGTTAAGGGATACAGTGAGATGCTGCGCGGCCTGTTGCACGGCAAGACCCCCGAGGATCAGCAGGCCATCGCACATTTGCTGGGTGTTGGTTTTGATTCCATGCTCGGTGACATTCACGCGCGGTTCATGGCCGAAGATCAGGTGCACGGACGGATGTCCAAGTACGCGCAGAAGTTTTTCAAGCTGTCCGGCCTGACATGGTGGACCGAGCGTATGCGCGAGAGCTTTGCCTTGATGAGTTCGGCGCACATGGCCATGCAGACAAAGAAAGGATGGGCCGAGCTTGATGACGGATATCGGCATCTGCTGGGGCTGCACGGCATCGGAGAGCGGGAATGGAAAGTTGTCCAGAAGCTGGAGAAGCGGGCAGCCGATGGCCGAGAGTTCGTGGTGCCTGAGGCGGTGCGTTTCCTCGATGAAGCCGACATTGCCGAATATGTGGCCCCGGAGCTCGCAAAGTACGAGGCGCACGTGCAGGACGAGTGGCTCAAGAAGCGGCCACAGGGGGCGCAGATTCCGAGCGGCGAACCGGGATACGAAGCACACAAGGCCATGCACCTTGATCCTGTCCGGCCCAGACTGATGAAGAAGGCATGGAGTGATTTGGAAGACAAGCTCTCGTCCTTCTTCCTCGATGAAACTGCATACGGGGTCATTCAGCCCGATGACCGCACCCGCATGTGGCAGACCGCGGGGATGCAGCCCGGAACGGTTTGGGGCGAGGTGGCCCGGTTCATGATGCAGTTCAAGAGTTTTCCTATCGCCTTCACGCAGAAGGCCATAATGCCTCACTTGAAGGGCAGGCCCGGCGGCAAGGGGGATTTCGGCGGACTGGCGCAGCTCATCGCCGGAACCACGGTTCTCGGGGCGCTTGCCATGACGACCAAGGACGCGCTCAAGGGGCGCGAGCCGCGTGATTTCTCCATGCCCAACACGTGGCTTGCTGCGATGATTCAGGGCGGCGGGGCCGGGATTTACGGCGACTTTCTGCTCGGCAAATTCTCGCGCTTCGGGGATTCGCCGCTGAAGACGGTTGAGGGGCCATTTCTCAACACCGCCGACGATCTTGCCCGGATGTTGCTGAACACCCTGCACGGCGATCCGCCAAGCGCGGGGCAGTCCATGTACATGACCATCAACAATACGCCGTTCGTGAACCTCTGGTATACGCGGCTGCCGCTCGACTACATGATCCTCTACAACCTGCAGGAAATGGCCAGTCCGGGGCATCTGCGCCGGACGCAGCGGCGGCTCAAAAAGGAATACGGGCAGGAGTTCATTTTGCCGCCCGGAGATATCTACAAACATGGGGGAGGGATTCGCTAATGCCCGTCATCAATGCCAAGAACCGTATTTCCTACACAGCTGCGGCCGGACAGACCGCGTTTGTTTATGACTTTCTGCTGCTGTCCGCAGCACATCTGGAAGTGTATGTGGACGGGGTGCTGCAGGAGAGCGGCTACACAGTAGACGGCGCAGGCCTTGAAGCCGGTGGCACCGTGACGTTCGCTGCCGGGCTTTCCGGCGGCGAGAATGTGTTGCTCTACCGCAATCCACCGCTCTCGATCGAGATATCCCTGACCGACAACGACAGCATGCCCGCCGACGTTCTCAACGAGGCGTTTTACCTGTTGGCTATGGTCAACATCATGCAGGCTGAGCAACTCGGCCGCGCGATTCTGCTGCCGCTCACGTCGTCGGTTTCCGGGGTGCATATCCCCGAGCCTGAGGCGGGAAAAGTGGTGGCATGGTCTGACGATCTGCAGGAGCTCGTCAACAAGGACCTTGCCGAACTGGGCGCGTTGGCCCTGCCGCTGGCGGTCGAGCAGGGCGGGACGGGTTGCACGACTGTCGCGGAAGCGTTGGCGGCGCTGGGGGGCGTTTCTGCGGCTGTTGCCAACACGTGGACGAAGGCCCAGCGGTACGGCGAGGCCGCGCTCGCCATCGATGCGGGCGTGGTGCTGTGGGACATGCGGGCCGCGCCCACGGCGGTGCTGACACTGACCGAGGACGTGACGGGCATCGTCATCACCAACCCCGGCCCCGGTGAACTGACCATCGTGCAGGACACCACCGGCGGCTGGTCCGTGGCATGGCCCGCCGCGATCCTCTGGCCGGGCGGCGTGGCTCCGTCCGTGACCCCGGACGCAGGAGCCGAGGATGTCATCACCTTCACCGAGCGCGGCGGCGTGCTTCGCGGCGTGGCTGCCCAGAACCTCAAGGCGGTGGCGTAATGAGGCCGTTCGATCATCCGCTTTCGGGCGTTGCTGGCGGGGGTGGCGGTGCCGTGGATGTTTGGCCGTACGAGATCGGCCACTCTGCTCTGTTGGATGGGGCGAGCAGTCTGCAATTCACCCCGGCGGCTGTCGGCAACCGCAGGCAGTTCGCGCTGGTGCTGTCGCTTAAGATTTCGGCGTTGCCGAATGTCTACAACACCCTTTTCAGTGTGTTTGCCGACTCCAACAACCGCTTTGCTTTTTGGCTGACAGAGGCGGGCAAACTCCACGTGTTTGACCGCTCTGGCGGCGTGACCCGAATGGAGCTCAAGACCGACGCTGAGTGTGTGGATACGACCAATCATTTCACCCTCGGTCTATTCGTGGACACCACGCAGGCCACCGAATCGGAGCGTGTCCGGCTGTTCGTCAACGGCACGCGCATCATCTCATTCAGCTCCGAGACGTATCCCGCACAGAATTACGACACCAACCTGTTTACGACCGTGGAGCACGTCCTTGGCGCGTACAACGGCACCTACAACATCAACGGCAATCTCTCTGCCGTGCATTTGGTGGAGGGCGTCGCGGACATGCCCGATTTCGGCGGGTTCTCGTCGGTTGTGTCCGGCCTGTGGGTGCCGCAGGCGTACACCGGGGGCTATGGGGCAAACGGTAGCCATCCCGATTTCGCGGACGCGGCCAACCTCGGCAAAGACGCAAGCGGCAACGGCAACGACTGGACCGTGAGCGGTGCGCTTTCGCAGAGCGACGACACACCGGCCCACAACGGCGGTGTTGCTGCGTGGAGGGCGTTGCCGGAACCGGATGTGCTTGACCCCGCCACTGGTGTGGCCGTGGTGCTGCGCGATGGTACGGGCGCGGCGGGTTCTGTGGGCGGCTTGGCTTTTGGCCCTGACTCTGTGCTGACAAAGGACCGTTACAACACCCGTTCGTGGTGCTTGCAAGACACGGTGCGCGGTCCTGAAAACTGTCTTTTCACAGACCTGACCAATGCCGAAGATGTTAAGCCCGGCGCAATTCCCGCGTTCAACGCGGATGGGTACGACCTCGGCAACCAATCCATCACCAACGACCTCGGCTCGTCGTATATCGACCTCTGCCTTAAGCGCGGGCCGGAGTTCGGTTTTGATATTGTTTCGGGCATCAATCACACCAGCGGCACCCCCACGCCATTCGATCACGCACTCGACGATTCCGTTGAGTTCGGTTTTGTCAGGCGTTTGGATGATGTGGACCACTGGTGGTTGTTTCACCGCGACTTGGGCGCAGACAAATACCTCTGCTTGAACCTGACGCAAGCGGCTACCACCAGTGCAGGGTTTTGGGCTGTCAACACAAGCACGCAGTTTTGCGTACCGAGTAGTTTGGGAACTGGCATCTATGCCGCCTACCTCTTCCGCTCGGTTCCCGGCTTCTCTAAGGTGTTCAGCTACACCGGGAACAACCCTGTGGATGGACCTTTTGCTGACCTCGGATTCACCCCGTTGGCTATGATGCTCAAGAACGCTGATGGTTCGGATGATTGGCAGTTCTCCGACTCTGCCCGCGACCCATACAACCCCGTTGAGTGGACACTGAGGCCCAACGAGGCTGATGTGGAATATCAGTATTCCGACCGCTATCGCTACCTGTCAAACGGGTTCAAGATCACTGACAACTCAGGCGGTCAGGTCAACGGGGCTGGCAATCTCTATGTCGGCATCGCATGGGCCGCGCAGCCCTTCAAATACAGCAACGCATTTTAAGGAGATAGATTATGTGGAGATACCCCGATGGGACGTTTCGTGCCAACCCGCCGAAACAGATTGTCGAGAATGATGTTGTCCGCAGCTTCGCGGACCTGACTCGTGAGGAACTGGACGCGCAGGGCTACAACGAGGCCGTGGCGCTCAGACGCGAACCCTACACTACCTACGAAACGCAGTGGGAACGTGGCGAGGATTTGATCTACCGCGAGACGGTTGTTTCGGCGGTGGTGGACGAGGCGGCAAAAAGCGAAGCCTTAGCTTCTCAGGTGCGGGCTGATCGTGACGAGAGGTTGAGGGTGTGTGATTGGACTCAGCTCGCGGATGCACCGCTTGACGACGCGCAGAAAACCGCGTGGGCCGAATACAGGCAGACGCTCCGGGATGTGCCGCAGCAGGCGGGGTTTCCGGATGCGGTTGAGTGGCCGGTGAATCCCTAGTGGATATAGCTATTCTATCAGCCCTCCTATCAAGTGAGGAGGGGCTTTTTTTACAACCTTATAATTCGAAGCCTTAGTGGCCCTGCAACAGTATCGGCAGTGGAAAGAGCTTCATTGGGGAAGTCCTTGGGCACCCGAAATTCAAGCGTTTGTTCAAGGCCTGAACCTTTCTCTCCGTTAACGACGCTGAAAGTGCCCGGAGCACCTGTAAAATATATAGTTACATTAATGATAAGGTCATTCCCTTCGATGCGGGCCATCCCCTTGATATCTCCTGCAACGCAGTCTTTGCCGCGTATTACCCCGTTGTCGATGATTGCAGCCGCGTTGCCAAACCCGGCGGCGCCTTCGTAATAGACCATGTAAGTCCCATTGTAGTCTTCCATTTTTTCCTCCTATGGATAGAGTTTGTTATTAGCGTTAAACCTCTGGGGGACTCATTGTCTAGAAAAGAGTAGGTACGTCGTGGTATTTTTCTTCACACTATGATTTCTCAAAACTTATGACCTGAGGAAATGGTGGTAATGTTGTGAGTATTTGTTTTGGTGTATATTTTTTTTTATTAATAATATCATTTAATTGGGATTATTTTTTTT